TGGAAATAACGGCACACTAACTAATGGGCCAACCTATTCAACTTCAGTCCCAAGCTAATAAAATTATGAGCAGAAAATATGTAATAATAAATTCGGACGAAGTTAGTTCCGTTGATTTTAGCCAAGTGGATGAGACTAGTGCTGACACGCTAAGATATAACATCGATCCGGCTGGCACGAAAACTTTTGTTAAGTTTGATTCAAGCACAACACCATCATTCTTGGATGGTAAAACACAATACACCCATTCTGAAATACTAGCAATTCTAGCAACAGACGAGTGGACACCTAACGGGCCTGAATGATATACACTGCCATAATAGTATTAGCGTTATGCATGGCATCATGCAGTATCCGTTCCACTTACCCTCTAATGGGGGGATTGGCTGGGGGTGCAGCCGGAAGTTTAGGTGGCCCATTAGTTGGTGGTTTATCTGCTGGTGCTGGTGTACTTGCTGGTGAGGCACTTAAAAACAAAGATGCTCTTATCGAAGCAGAAGAAACCATCGAGGCACTTAGTCACGGAGATGTCTCTGCCTTAGTTGCCCAAGGCATGGAGGAACATAAGACAGGCTTTGAGGCATTCACCTCAACTATTAAAAAGATCTTAATCGGAGCAGCAGTATTACTTGGTGGATACCTTGCCATTCCAATTTTTGTGGCAAAGAGAACAGCACAAAATTGCAGTAAGACAGAAGCAGAGAGACATTTAACCCGTGCGCCATTCCCCGTAAAACCACCCTCCCGAAATGAGAAATCTTGAATTATTAAAAGACAAGTTCTTGGACATGTCTACTAAAGCTAAAATGATAACCATATTTGCAGGACTTGTCGTTGGCATCATCATATTGGATTGTTTATTCTAATGATAGATCGTACTGCAATTCTAGGAATGGGTGGTACAGTTGCCACTTTTGGTCTCGCACATCTAGATGATTTATTTGGATGCATCGCAGGTGTAATTACAATTATTTACATGGGTAGAAAACTCTACCTAGAAATGCGCAAAGATAAATGAGTCGTTATCGGTCATATGGTAGACTTGATGATCAGTACAGATCAGAAGGTGATACTTCATTTGCTCGCATGAACAATCGTTTACGCCCTACCCAACTGCAACCAGGTGAAGTTCAGTTAAGCCAAAATGGTCGCATGGATATTGATGGTAATTGGCAACCTCGTAAAGGACTACTCACACTTGCAGGTGCAATCACGATTGATGCGGATGCTATCCGTTTGCCATTTGTTATAAGTTCAGCACAAAGGCAGAGTAATGTAGTAACCCTTACGCTTGCAAGCACACCAAATACTGCATTTGTACCGGGCAATTCTATTACCATTGAAGGACTAACAGACTTTGGTTCTGACGATCCAAATGGCACGCATACTTTAACTGCCATTAACTTTTCCAATAAACAACTTACCTTTGCGGACACAGGTGCAGATAAATCTTTTGGCACAAGTGCAAGCAGCTTGATTTGCCCGGAAGATCAGATGGTCACACGCTTGGCATATGTAATTACAAATGCGAGTGTAAATGCCACAACGAATGTTGCCACTCTGACAAGTGCCACGAGCTTTGATTCTGCATTTACAGTAGGAGATAGTATTACAGTAGGTGGACTAGGATTCACCACTACTGATCCAAATGGAGTAAAAACTATAGCAAGTGTTAGTGGTACAACTCTGACCTACTCTTTAACTGCTGGTGGTAATGAGACATACACAACAAGTGCAAACTCACTAGTGGATCTTGGCCCGTTATTTATTATTAATGATGATGGTGTGAACGAGGTATTTGGATCTGCATTATTTTCCGATCCTACCACAGATGATTTGGACGATTATATATTTACCGCAACTAATAATGTATGCAGTATTTTACGCCTGCGTGACTCAGCAGAATTTAAAGTTAAATATCCTGGAGCAACAACTATTAATCAAAGATGTGATTTACTCCAGGCATTCAATAAAATGTATATCTTTCGCAATAGTGCGACCACCTTGGAATCAACTCCAGATTTAACTACAAAAGTAATATCAAGTGCGAGTCGAAGTAATAATGATGTGACAATAAATTCAACAGGTCATGGATTAAGTGTGGGTAAATTTGCCACAATTAGTGGCTTGGGGAATTTTTTAAGTGGTGGTAATCCTAATGGAGTTTATAAGGTAGTAACAGTTCCTAGCGTAGATAGTTTTACATATACCTTTGCAGCTTCAAGCACAGGTTCTACGACATATAATTCTTCAGGTGCATTAGTAGAATATTTTAATGACTTCACATCTGTTGCTAGTGGTGATTACACCATGCCAACTGCTGTGGTAGGCACACATTTAGAAAGTACAAATGGAATAACCACCATAACAACTAGTAGTCCACATGGTCTTTTGGTTGGGCAGGAGATAGAATTAGTAAAGTCTGCAAATTCAAACTATGTGGCCGATTTAAAAGTTGTAGTTTCAGGTGTACCTACAACAACAACATTTAGTTTTAATCATTCAGTTGAAGATATTGGTTCAACCGCAGATGCAACTACATTTTTAAAGAAGGTTGCCACATCATATTTTGTCAGAATGCCTGCTGCACCATTTGGCATAGTTAATCAACGTAGACTATGGCTGCCCTACTTTTATGACTCTGCAAGTAGTCCTGTAAAAAGACCAAACATGGACGAGATTATTGCAAGTGATATTTTGGATGATACTACATTTGACGTCATTGGAAATCAATTTCGAGTCACAGGTGGAGCAAGTGATTTTATTGTAGGGTTGGAAGCATTTACAGAAAATACATTATTAGTATTTTGTCGTAGAAGTATTCATCGTTTGACAGGAGTAAGTGGATCTTTGCAAGATGTACAAGCAAATGTAATTACACCTGACCTGGGATGCTCTGCACGCAGAAGTATTGCCCAGGTAGGAAACAGAGTATTATTTTTATCTGACCAAGGTGTGTATGCACTGACCTTTCTTGATGAATATAATTTGCGTGGTTTAGAAATTCCAATCTCAGAAGCAATCAAGCCAACCATTGATAGGATTAATCAAAACTACATCGACAAAGCTGTTGGTACATACTTCAACAATCGTTACTATCTTGCCATACCTGTCGATGGATCTAATGAAAATAATCTAATCGTAATTTATAATTTCATTAATAATGGATGGGAGAGTATTGACCAAGTCAATAGCTTATCCTTCAACATACGAGACATGATTGTAGGGCGTGAAGGTACGCAGAATGCCCTATACATAACCACAAGTGAAGGTGGTGTTCATAAGATTGAAGGTTTTGATGGAGGTGATCAAGTAAGTGTTACTGCTGGTGTATCCGTTCCGCAAACTATTGCGGTAGATTCGATTTTACAAACAAGAGAATATGATGCCGAAAGTATAGACCGAAAGATTTTTGCAAGCGCGGAAGTGCATTTAAAATCTGAGGACTTTAGCATCACGCAAGGAGATATTAATTTTACAACCACTGACCCGGATCGCACACGCACAGGTGATACAATCCAAGGATTACTAGGAGGAGATTTAGCACAGGGTGAAGAGGCAAGTATTCGAGCAGGCATACGCTTGCGTGGATATGGATGCAGTGTGGAAGTAAAGCCAACAGCAGGTAGACCTTTTATAAGGACAGTGAAAGTGGATGCACGATTAACAGACCGATCAAGAACTTCAGCACAATAATATTATGGCAATTTTAAATAAAGGAACAACCTATGCAAGTGGTGATAATGTAACTGCTGCCAACCTCAATGCTTTAGTTGACTCAGCTACTTTTAAGACCGGGAGTAATGAAGCAACAGACAACTCGACTCTACAAGTTCATGGAAGTGGATACCTTAAAATTAAAGATTTAGGAGTTGGTTCAACCCAAATAGCAAACGATGCAGTCATCACTGCAAAAATAGCAGACTCAACAGGCACAACTGATGGTGTCACATCTGCCAAACTTGCAACAGATTCTGTTATAGAAGCTAAGATTGCAGATAATGCAGTAACTACCGCAAAGATAAAAGACTCAACAGGTGCAAGTGATGGGGTAACCACATCCAAGCTTGCAACGGATGCTGTGACCTCTGCTAAAATTAGTTCCACTGACACAACCTTTAAAGTATCGTCCTCCGATGTTGTGATTAATGATGCAGGTGGTAATATTGATTTCCGCGTAGAAGGTATTACAGATGCGAATTTATTAGTATGCGATGCGTCCAATAATGCGATAGGTATTGGTGGTACGCCAGAAAGCACCTTTAAATTAACTGTGGATGGAGGTAGTGGACAGGACACTATATATGCAAAAGGTAATCAAAGTGCTTATGTAGATTTAAAATTAGAAAACGAAAATGCTAGTGGAAATGGTGCTAGATTTAGGGCTGTTGAAGGAGACTTTACTGCTACCCTTCAAGTTCAACCAGCTTATAAAAGAGCTTCAATGGTAATCGAGGATGACTCTGGTTCTTCACTAGAAAGCGTTGGGGTTTATGTCACAAATGAAACAGGATTGAGTCAAGGCTCTTTTATTCCTTAGGATCAATGCTTAGTGGGACTAATTCTAATATAAATTTAGGTGATTCTAGTAACACTTGGGACAACGGATATATTGCTGATGGAGTTTGGACGGGGTCAGATCGTAACTTAAAACAAGATATTGAAGACCTAAGCGAAGCAGAGTTAAGAGTTGCTACATCTTTAAAAAGTATGATGAAAAAGTTTAGGCTCAAAGATGCTGTTGTTAAGAAAGGTGACGATGCTCGTATTCATGTAGGTGTTATTGCACAGGATGTTAAAGCTGCTTTTGAAGCTGAAGGTTTAGATGCTTACCGATACGCTATTTTAGGAGAAGATACTTGGTGGTCTAAACAAAATGAAAATGGTGAATGGCTATTTGAGAAAACTGAAACAGAAGGTTTTACCAAACACACTAAAATGTCTGTACGATACGAACAACTCCTATCCTTCATAATCTCCGCACTTTAATGGGTAATTTAAAAACAGAGATGCTAACCAAGCTTAAAGGACTAGCACCTTTTGAGCAGATTCTAGCAATTTATGAGGACAAGTCTTTGTTATTTAGAGAACTGCATAACTATATGATTGGTGGTATGGTCGCATCAAACCCATCGTATTTCATGATGTGTAAAGCAATTGATGGAAGTAAGGATGCAAGCGATCAATGGTTCTGCAAGAACCCAGACACTTGGTATGTTCGTTGGGTTGCAGG